GTCACAGGTTCACAAATCTGCACTGGCAAAGCCCTTAAATGGATTCAACAACTTAGGGAAAACACCTACTCTCACGTTAAAATTTAACCTCCACAATCTAACCGTCACAAGACACAAAAGGAAACGATATGTTTTTAAGCATCAATGGCGCATGTTCTTTTTTGGGTTTGAAGCGATCCAAGATTTCTAAATACATTAAGCAGGGAGTTTTCCCAGAGTCCGTCAAGACTGACACGCGGATGCAGTTTTGGGACCGGGCAGTTCTTACTCTTTGGGTTGAACCTCAAAAGCCTGTGAAGGTTAAGGTTCCCAAAGAACGCAAGCCTGTAGTACCCAAGTACCGGGACGGTGACAACACTTGGTCTGGTCGAGGCATCATGGCTAAGTGGCTGAAGACTCACATTTCCAATGGTCGTTCAATTGATGAATTCAAGGTATGAAGAACATCGCTTCTGCATTGGTGAAGGCTCAAAAAGCATTTGGGCCTGCACTAAAAACTGCCTCCAATCCGCACTTCAAAAACAAGTACGCAGACCTTGCTGCATGTATTGAAGCTGTCATTGATGGTCTCAATAACAACGGCATTTTCTTGATGCAGACATCACATGAGTGTGATGACGGTATCGTTATTGAGACTCTTTTCATCCATGAGTCTGGTGAACAGGTTTCGGCAGGAAAGCTACACGTACCTGCCAGCAAGAAAGACCCGCAAGGTTATGGCTCCGCGCTCACCTACGCTCGACGCTATGCCCTGATGGCGGCCTGTGGCATCGCTCCCGAAGATGACGATGGTCACGCAACCGCTGTGGATGAGGCCTACAAGGCTTTTGAGGACGCAAACCTGCCCAGGCTAAGGGAAGCTGCACTTGAAGGCTTAGAAGCCCTCCAGAAGGCTTTTAAGGCTGTTCCTATGGGCCCCATGAAAGAGAAGCTCTGGGCAACACATAGTCAGTCACTGAAGAATGCAAACAAGAACTGAGTGGTTCATTGCAGTCAGCCCTGTCCGAGTAGGAGTTTACGAAAGGAAGTTTCAGACATGGAAAAACGAACCATTGCTGAGATTCTCCTATTGGGATGGAGAAAATTGGTATCTAGGTGCCGAGACTCCAGGCGAAGCAGCACTGAGAGTCAATCTCGGCCCCACCCTTGCACAGAACCTCCCGTGGAGGGGTGTTGTACGGGAAATTGCTATCAAGGAAGAAAATGCAACAGACGCCTGAATGGTTTCTAGCCCGCGTTGGCAAGGCTACAGCTTCGCGGATTAAGGACATCGTTGCCAAGACCAAAACTGGAGCATCAGCTTCTCGAAAGAACTACGCTGTCGAGCTGGCTCTCGAAAGACTTACCGGGTCCAAGAAGGAAGGCTTCACGAACGCGGCCATGCAGTTTGGGATCGATCAGGAACCTTATGCAAAACTTGCATACGAGAACCGCACTGGTCAACTGATTGCGGACGTAGGGTTTATTGATCACCCGACTATTCCGATGTCAGGGGCTTCTCCAGACGGGTTCCCAGGTGAGGGACTGATTGAGATCAAGTGCCCTAACTCAGCAACCCATCTGGACAACCTGCTTCGCGGATCGGCTGACCCCGAGTACCTGCCTCAAATGTACTGGCAGATGGCTGTGACGGGTAGACCTTGGTGTGACTTCGTGTCCTTCGATCCCAGGTTTCCTGAACACCTTCAGTTGGCGATCTATAGGGTAAACACTGATGCCCAGAAGATCAAAGAACTCGAGAATGAAGTCTCTCAGTTCTTGACTGAAGTTGATTTGATTGTGGAAAAACTTAATGGAATCGCAAGCCCATCAAATAGTTGAACTTCTCCGACAGGGGCCTGTCACGCCACAGGATGCCCTGCAAAAAGTTGGGTGTTTTCGTCTTGCTGCGCGTATTCATGAACTACGCAAAGCAGGCTACGACATCCGACAGGTTATGAAACAACGCAACGGCAAGCACTTTGCCGAATATCAATTAAAGGAAGAATGATGCGTCTAATTGGAAATTGTCGTTTGGGTAAGGATGCCGAGATTCGCTCTACCCGTAGCGGAGTGACCGTGGCAAACTTGGTGCTGGCTTACAACTACGGACAGAAGGATCGTGACGGTAAGAAGCCTTCGCAGTGGATTCAAGCCTCGTTGTTTGGCGATAGGGCTGACTCGCTGGCTCCGTTTCTCGGCAAGGGTACGCTGATCTTTGTGGACATGAAGGACATCCACATTGAGGTCTACGAGGGGAAAGACGGCAAGACCTACCACAACATGCGCGGCACCATCGACGCCCTAGAGTTTGTGGGCAAGGCAGAGAAGACCGCTGGCGCTAAGAAAGGCACCCGCGATGATGATTGGGATGATGAGGACGATATTCCATTTTGATTATGTTCACTAAACCTGACGGAACTAAATCCAAGAACGCCCCGCCTTGCTGGCCTTTCGGTACGGTCAAACCGCCTACTAAGAAAGAACTGCAAGACCAAATTCTTAGGGAAGCCGATGAAGCACTTCTATGACGCAGCAACAGGAGAGATGTGCTTCAGCATGGCTCTGCTGGCGATGAAAGACGGGAAGAAAGTTCGTCGCAAGGCATGGCATGGAACAGACTTCATCAGCATCAATTTCCTGATGCATCTTTCTTACTGCAACCTGCGTTCTGACGACATTCTGGCTATTGATTGGGTTGAAATCTATGAGTACTAAACAACTCCTGCGACACGCAAAGTCTCTTTTCCACTGCGGTATTCCTCACTTGGATCGCCACAACCAACGCGCCTGGGTGCGCTCGGTGATCCGCCTGGGGGACCGCTGGTTACTCAAAAAGCATGTTCACCGCATCCAACATCTATAAGTATCCTCCTATGCCAGCAACAGGAACTGAAAGCCGGGTCTGCGTGGACATTGTTCGCAGGCAGCAGATGGGCATTGCTAAATACGGAACCACCGTATCTGAGAACCCGTTGGAGTTGCGCCAATGGGTTCAACACGCCTACGAGGAAAGCCTTGATCTTGCGATCTATCTGAGGCGCATCATGGAGAAGCTGGATGAATCCAATCGAATCGGTTGAGCAGTGGGTCGAAGGTGTAGGGCACCAGTTTCACACAGAGCTTTATGCATCTTTAGTCTTGGAAGAGGCTAAGGAGATGCTAGAGGCGCTTGAGTGTCCATCCCTGTCCATAGAGCTTCGCAGAGCAATAGGAGTCCTTGATGGTGCGTCTTTCTCCATTAGGAAAGAACCGATTGACTTGGATGCGAACCCTGTTGAGCTTCTTGATGCATCACTTGATCTTGCTTGGGTATCTCTTTGTCTGGCTTATACGCTTGTTGGGCCTCGCCTTGGTAGTGCCTGGGCAGAGCTTCATCGATCTAACATTTCGGATAAGCAGGTGGATGGACGATTTCAGAAGGCACCATCGGGGAAAGTTCTGAAGCCTGAAGGCTGGAAGCCGCCTAACTTTGAGCAGTTCCTATGAAGGTCATCATGCAGTTCAACCTGCCAGATGAGGCTATACAGGTCGAGCAAGCCTTCAAAGCAGGCATTGCATGGGCAGCACTCTGGTCTGCTGACAATCGTCTCAGAAACGCTCTGAAGCACCTTGATGACCCCGAGCAATTTCGAGACGCAATGATCGAAGTCAGAGAACTCATCCAAGACGCATTGGGGAAGATTGATGAGTAACGTAGCAAGATGTGATGGGATTAAATACCATGATGAAAACTGGGGATCGTGGCTTGACGACAGATGTTTCGGCTGCCAAAGACGGTCCTTTCCGTCTGGGCAATGGCAAGTTTGGATGTCGCCATTCACAGGCTCCGGCCCCTGTCCCTATAAGATTGAGAATCCTGACTCTCCTCCAAGAACTTGGCCCCATGACAGCCAGAGAGTTGGCAGAGCAGTTAAAGATTAAGCACGTTAACCAGATAGCTGCCGCTCTTCAGGGATGTGACCACTATCACATCTCAGGCTATCGGCGTGACGAAGATGGTGGAAGACTGTATCCTCGCGCCCTCTACGCTTATGGCCCAGGTAAAGAAGCTAAGAAGCCTCCTAAACTGAGCAGACAAGAGTACAACAAACGCTCAAAAGCAAAGATGCGAACGACCGTATCTAGCGTCTGGGACTTGGGAATCTTTTACGAGGATCGAAGAAAAAATGCGCTGTCCAACGTGCGGAGTCTGGACGTTTGTACTTGAAACGCGAGGAGGGAAGAGGAGGCGTGAGTGCGCGAATCAGCACAGATTTACGACAGTCGAGAGCATCACCGAGCAGAGTGTGAAGCCAGATTCGTCCTCTCAATGCCAAAAGGCAACCGTAAAACGTACCTTGAGGGTATTGAAAAAGCTAGAGGTAAATCTGGCCGTGAGTATCTAGAGAAGTACATCATGGCCGAGTGGGCGAAAAAAAAGCCCCCGAAGAGGCTTTAAGGGCTTTCGCCCATCAGGGAGACATTCACAGCATAGCGGCTTCTGCCTGTCGGCGCAAGGTCAGTCCTCGAAGAACTCTACCTGCTGCCTTGTTCCATCTCACGATCTCTTCCTTGGCCCCTTGCCAATCCTGCGCGTCAACTCGTTTCTTCAGAGTTGAGACACGATAGTTGCCAAGCCCGCAGTTGTAGCAAAACGAGATGATGGCCGCGAACTGGCGAGGTTGTGCGTTTCTCAAGCCGGGTGACATCCTAAGCGCACCAACAGCAAAGTGAGCCACCTCGGCAGATAGCCTAGAACGTGCCGCCTCAAGGCTCCAAACGGTGCCTGGGCGAATATCAGGGCCTGTTGAACCCCAACCTATTGTCCAGGGCTCTGCGCCCGTCCCAGGGTCAGGATAAGCGAGGCAACCACCATCAGGTAGCTTCTTGTGATAGCCCTCGAAAGGCTTGATCAAGCCCTCTGTGGCTAGGTCAATCGCCTCTTTCACTTCTGGTACTTCTCTATGCTTCTTCCAACGTACCAGAACGCCAAAATCATGTTCAGCATGGCAAAGTCATCTGGGCTCCAACCCTTAATGACCACATCCTGCCAGGGTGCGCCTGAAGAGATAGCGATGGACAAACCCGCAATCTTGACCGTTGCGTACATCCCAAAAAGCGCCCAGGTGATCCCGGGCCGCACCAGCGCAGACACCGCAGACACAAACCAGCCCGCCTCTTTGGCTGTGGTGGACTGTTCCTTAAAGGCCTCTTGGATAGCCTTCAGTTGCTCAGTCGAGTAGTCCACATACTTCTCTTCCATGCGGAAGTTACCCTTGACCTTTTCGAGGTCGGTCTGAAGCGTGAACATGGCAAGCTCATGCTTGCGCTCATCTTTCTTGTCTAGCCACTTGAGAACCTCTGGAGCGAGGCGGAATAGCCCACCAAAAATGGAACCTATAACCCCGCCGCCGACCATCTCAATCATGCTAACCCCGTCTTCTTAGCCACGAACATGCAAAGCAGTCCAATAGCCCCCCAGGTCGCCCGGTCCAGCCAAACGCTCACACGCTTGTTTGCAGGGACGTAAGCCTCTAGGGATGAGACTCGCTGTTCAACGCGCTCTAGAGCCTGGAAAGCCCGTTCCTGAGCCGCTGCCGCTTGGGTCTGGCGCTCTTC